GGATGGGCAAGAGATGCAAATATTTACACTATAGAATTTAACTACCCAAGTTCTCCAGTTGCTGATTGGGCGTTGATTCTATTTGATTATCTGAGAGCATTTCATAATAACAAACCAGTAAATCCTGCTACTGGCAGAAGAAATCCAACTATAACTAATCACAGTTGGGGTTATAGTTATGCAAATATAGATTTGAATACAGTATCATCGGTTAGTTATAGATCCATACTTAACAATTTGTCAGTCCTTGACCCAACACAGAAAAAGAATACTTTAGAAGCAAATGGAGTTCCAGTTCCTTTGGGAAATACTCTGTATAGAATTCCAGCAAGATATACGTCCTTAGATGCGGATATTCAAGATGCTATTAATGATGGTATTATAGTGATTTCATCTGCTGGAAATTCATATTGGAATTGTGCTGCTGAAACTTCCCAGGACTACAACAACTATATCGAATTGACTACTTCTCAGCAAATATATCACTCTAGAGGTTCCAGTCCAGGAGCATGTCCTGGGGTAATTTGTGTAGGAAGTATTGACTCATCTCACGTAGAAACTAAATCAGATTTTAGTAATTGGGGAAGTAGAGTTGATGTTTGGGCCCCTGGAGCAAATATAATATCATCAGTGTATAACGCTTCCGCTAGTTCTGAGTTTGGTATTACACTACTGAATGATCCTAGGAGTTCATCATATAAATTGGGATCAATATCTGGTACCAGTATGGCAACTCCTCAAGTATGTGGAATGATCGCATGTTTAGCAGAACAAAATCCATCAATAACACAACAAGATGTTAGAGACTACATAGTTAAGTATTCCAAGCAAAATCAAATCAGATTGCAAGTTGGGCAGCAGGATTGGATTGACTCTGGTGCAAAGATACCTACACAATCACCATATACAGCATTGAGTGAGGATTCAAATAATAGATTTGCTTATTACCAAATTGAAAGACCTTTTAATGGATTGACTTCACCAAAAGCAACATTCAAGAAAAGACCTACAACTGGTCAAGTTTTTCCAAGAGTAAGAAATAGAAGATAGAACTATGGCATTAGTACCTGGATCTGGCGCAGTCATTAGACCAATTTTCAATGAAGAAACATTGGGAGTAGATTCTGTCGTGGTTGAAAAAGGTGGTTCTGGATATAGTGAAATTAATCCACCAAAATTAAGAATTGGTAATTGTGGTAACCCAATTAGGGATGCTGTATTAAAACCAGTGATACACAATGGAAGAATAACTGGAGTGATAGTACTAGACTCTGGTGAGGGTTATGATCCACTCAGAGTTAATTTAATACCCAGAGTACCAGAAGGGGCAACAGAAGTACCAGTTCCAGCAAAAGCACAACCAATATTAAAAGATGACGGATCATTAGAGTACATTAAAGTAACTCAACCTGGAGATAGTCATTTTTATGATGTCGATGTGGAAATACTTGGAGGAGAAGGATCTGGTGCTGAAGCTAGAGCAGTATCAAAATCTGTGACTGGATTGGTGCTACTGAGCCCAGGAAGAAATTATGAAACTGCACCATTCATTAGTATTAGTGGAGGTAATGGTAGGGGTGCTACTGGTGTTGCTGATATTGATAATAGGGGTGTGGTTTCTCCAAATATAGAAGTTAGCAATCCTGGTCAATTTTACCTCAAAGAACCATACGTACTTCTTGTTGGAGGTGGAGGCCGTGGTGCAAAAGCAAAGGCTGTTGTAGACCAAGGTGAAATTGTAAATATAGAATTGATAGATCCTGGAAGCAATTACATCAGTCCACCAAAGGTTGTATTTGCTAGGAATGTAAAGGTAAAGAGAAAGTCCAGAAATAGACAGTCATACAATCCAGAGATATACAATATTAGTGGTATCACAAAGAATATTGGAAGGGCAGATAGCAATATCTACCTAAGTACAACCCAACCATTCCCAGGAAGTGGAGTAATTCTTCTAGAAAAAGAATTGATTAGATACACTGGTAAGGATAGCAATAGACTAACTGGTTGCACTAGAGGACTAAACTTCAGATATGATCAAAGAATAGTACTTGATGATTTACAGGATAATGAAAGCGGAGTAACTTCATATCAATTTAATATTGGAGACAGAATTGTAAGATTGACAGAATCTGCTGATAATAAGATTGCAATTGTATATGATTGGAACCCAACAACTAAAGAACTGTTTGTCGTATTTAAAGTTGATGAACTAGCATTCATTGATGCTGGTGCTCCTGGCGAAAAAACTAACGTTGTTTTTGATGCTGGTGTTTCTGATACTACAGATTCTGGAGATTTACCGCACGTACTAGTTGACGATGAGTTTGGTGTTGTGTATAAATTAACAACTCCATTATCTACACTAACAGGTTTCTCTTTCCAGGACACTGAAGAATTTGATGGATTGGGTAATGGTCTTCCCGATTTGTTTAATACTAATACTGGATTTGCAAATCAAATCAATCTCGATGGAGGTATCCCATCCACATTATATGGTATTGAAGAGACTCAGGGTGGACAAAATACGACTCTATTTGTAGTGGGAGACAAAATTAAAGATTCTAGTCTACCATTTAAGATCGCGCAAATTCAGGATGCTGGAGCGTTGGATGAAGGAGTTGATCATTTTGCTACTCTCACTTTACAGATGGATACTTCAAATCCAAATTATTATAATAATATAGATTATACTGTTGGTGAGGTAGTCACTGGTACAAATTCTCAGGTTCAGGCAACTGTCAAGTCTTGGGATCCAATCAATAAAATTCTAGTACTCGAAGATGTCGTACCATATGATACTGGTTCAATTGAAGATGGAATAATTTACGAATTCTCACAAAATTCCACTGTTATTGAAGTTAGAATCAATTCAGTTGGATATAATTATACTTCAGCACCAACTGTGACTATATCCGATACTGGAACATTCCAAGCAACCGCTACTGCAACTATTACTGCAGACCAAGTTACATCAATTGCTGTAACTAATGGTGGATATGGATACTCAACCAAACCAACTGTTACTATTACCAATGGAGGTGGACAAGATGCTATCGCTGAAGCAATCTTGGGTGGAGAAAAGTTACAGGGCCAAAATGGTGCGTTGTGGAAGATAAAAACTTTAAATTATGACGTACAAGTTAGAAACGATAATTTTTAACAACTAAATATAACAGGTAGATTAATTACAGTTATAGGGAAAATAAATGTCTGCACTCCTTACGGATCAATTTAGAATATACGCAGCAACAAAATTCATCAAATCGCTAGAAGGTCCAGATCCTCAAGCGACTGATTTATCTGCAGGTGCTGATAGAGATCGTCTTTACGTTTTTATTGGAAGACCACAAACTTGGGAAGATGAAAACAATCCTCCACAAGCTATTGATAGTTTTTCGGAGTATAGCGATTTGTATGATGACATGATCTCTTTGAAAAGAGTTCTTGCAAATGATACGATCCAAGTTGTTCGTAGAATTGATTGGATTCCACCAGAAAAGACAACTGGTGGACTAGGTTATATCTATGACATGTATCGTCATGACTATTCCCCAACCAAAACTGCTGCATCTGGATCTACCCGACTATATGATGCAGATTTCTATGTAGTTAACTCAACATATCAAGTATATAAGTGTATCTACAATGGTACTTCACCATCAGATCCAAATGGAAAACCATCAACAGTAGAACCAACTGGAACTTCAACGTCAATTATCACCACATCTGATGGTTATCGTTGGAAATACATGTACACAATTCCTGTTGCACAGGTTCTCAAATTTTTCTCGTCAGATTATATCCCAGTACTAGTTGATGCTGCAATCAGATCAAACGCATCTTCTGGAGAAATTGACACTGTAGTAATCAACTCATCTGGAACTGGATATAATAATGGTACTTATGATAACGTTCCCATTAATGGTGATGGTACTGGAGGAAGAGTTTCCATCATCGTTGATGGTGGTAAAATTGTTAATGCTACTGTTACTTCTGGTGGTATTGGATATACTTTTGGTAAAATTATAGTAGACCAAATTAATGGTATTGGTACTGGATCTGGTGGTTTAATTGACGTTATCATTCCCCCTCAGGGCGGTCATGGATATAATCCTGCGTTTGAGTTGGGTGGATATCGTGTTATGGTAAATGCCAAACTACAATATTCTGAAGGTGCAGGAGACTTCCCGACAGATAATGATTATCGTAGAATTGGATTGCTAATCAATCCCAATAAGTTTAATACTTTTGAACTTGCCTCAGATTTAACATTGAGTGCTACGAAGGCTGCAATTTTCCCACCATCATTCCAAGGTAATTTCTTTGTTGATGAAATTATCACCCAAACAAAAATTGTTGGTGGTCAACAAGTTACTTCTAGAGGAAGAGTGATTTCATGGAATTCCACAACTAAAGTATTGAAGTACTATCAGAATAAAGTTGATGGTATTTACCCAGAAATTACAGGTTCACTGAATGACTTTAGTGGCAGTAATGTTATTACTGGTAGTTCTTCTGGATCATCAGGAGAACCCGATGTAAACTTCCCATCAGTTCCTGGTACATCCACAAGAACTATCAATAACACAGAATATGACTTGGGTATGAGATTTACATCTGGTTATGCTTTTTCGGAGATTGAAAAGAACTCTGGACAAGTCATCTATATAGATAATAGAAGAGCGATCTCCCGTGCAAACGACCAGATCGAAGATATCAAAATTGTAATCGAATTCTAATAAGGTAGTAAGAGAAAATGCCACAAAATACCAACCTGAACGTCAGCCCATATTATGACGATTTTGATAAGTTTAAGAACTTTTACAAGGTTCTTTTTAGACCTGGATTCCCCATTCAGGCAAGAGAACTTACCACAATGCAGTCTATTCTGCAAAATCAGGTAGAGAGTTTAGGTACTCACTTCTTTAAAGATGGGGCCATGGTTATCCCTGGTCAGGTTGGTTTTGACAATAACGTAGATGGTATTCTGGTTCAATCCAGTTTCCTGGGAACTAACGTAGAAGAGTATAGGACTCAACTCGATGGAGCAATCATTACTGGTCTGACGACTGGGGTAAAAGCAAAGGTAATTTACTCCATTTCATCAGATGAATCGGAGAAGGGATTTATCACTTTCTATGTGAAATATATTGAGGCAGGTGGAGATGATAAGACCATCATCAGATTTTTAGATAATGAACAATTGGTTGCAGATAGAGAGTTGACATTTGGTAACAGTC